AAGTAGGGCTTTTACTTTTTCCTTTGCCTCTTGCAAGTCTTTGCTTTCTTCCAAGATTGCTAAGATTTTTCTTGTTTGATTTTCCTCTGCTGTATCTTTTAACAATTCCGCTAAGTTCATTTCTTCATTCTCCATTTCTATCTCCTTTCCTGCTATTCCCTTGCTACAATTATATAATATCATACGGTGTCCCCTATGTCAATACTTTTTTAAAATTTATTTTATTTTTTTCAAAAAAGACGGTCTTTCAACCGCCTTTTATAATATTTTTATGATACTATCTCAGCATCAACTAAAGATAAAATGCTTACCCCATCTTGAAAAAATTTACCTTTGGATATGTCTATATCCGTCATTTTAGATGGCTGTATTACTTTCTTTCCTGCTTCTTGTGCTTCGCTGTTGCTCAGTACAATAGCATCTCTTGCCATTGTAATTGCATCTGCCATACTTCCCTTTGTTTTACCTTCCTCATTTGACTCTGTCAGAATACCCAAATCTGGTACTTCAATCAAAATATTTGTACCGACATCTGTAAAAATAACCGGATATGCAACTTTCATAAAATCTACCTCAAATATTTATTTCTGCTCGTCTATAAACTCACGCATCATCTTGGAAATCTGTGCCGCCTGACTCACTCCAGCTTTCTCACAGGCTTCCTTAAATTCATCAGTCAGTTCTTTTTTCAGCTTGAACGACTTTGATATTATACCAACCTTTTTCTGCCATTTATCTGTAGCTTTCGTCTGTGCCTTTGGCATCATATCACCTCTTTACTTTTTTTTATTTTCCTGCTATTATTTTTATACCAAGGACAGATAGCAGGAAGTTGTAGGTCTGCCCTCGGTGTTTTGGTTTGGCTCGAAGATTATTTCTTCGAGCTTTTAATCTTTAATTAACTCTGATAGATACTCTATAAGTTCTTCTTTTGGTGTATCATTTTTTATTAGTGCAATTATCATTTTGATAATTCCTTTGAACTGATTGTTTGTCATTGTGTTGTTCTCCATTTCTATCTCCTTTCCTGCCATTCCCTTGCTACAATTATATTATATTATAAGGTTACCCTTATGTCAATAGTTTTTTGAAATTTATTTTATTTTTTTCAAAAAAGACGGTCTTTCAACCGCCTTTTCTTAATTTTTTAACATTTCAAAAATATATCTTGTTACACTTCCACATGGAACATGACATTGTTCTTTGGATTTGCACTTGTTACAATATTTTTCTCTGTATCTACCAACACACATTTCCGCACTTAAATACTTTTTACACATTCCCCTTTTATCTTCTGCTTTTTCATCTAAATTACAATCTTTAATATATAAACAATTCAAGCATTGATAAAATCTTTCTTCATCACTTGCTTTTTCATCTTCGCAACATCCCAATTCTTCTAATTTAGCTTCTGCTTCTGGTTTTGTAAAAAAAACTACTTCACCTATTTCATTTGGACTATATTCTATTGCAGAAATATCTGGCATTTCTGGTGGAAAACTTATTTCTATCCATGTCCCATTATTTTTAGACATAGAAATATTTTCCACTATGCAAATCCATATTTCTTTATTTTCTATGCAATAAGCTGTATCTCCCACTTTGCAAGGCAATTTAATTAGTCTGCCATGTTTATCCAACTGCTGATATTTTCTCCACTTATCTACATCACCATCAGTTAATACACACGTTTTCTCTGGATGCTGACAAGCATCTGGAATATGCTGACGGAAAATTTCAGCAAGTTCTTTCAGCGGTATGCCAGTAACTTCCTCTAATTCCTTGCAGTTTGCAATTTTTCTTAAATTATCCATATCACAAGCCGTTGGTTCTGCGTCTATTATTTTGCAAAACCTTCTATACTCATCTTCCGATAGGCAATATTCACTCGCCCTATCTTTTAAATCTTCATCACTAATCAGTCTCATCTCCGGCATTCCTCCTTTATCTTCACTTTGTCACAACATATTCCATTATCCTCGGCATTTTCTCTCTAAAAGCCGTTCTGATAACCATAATTGCTTGTTTAATGCCGTCACAAAAGCGGTCATTATATTCCGC